GCCGCCATGATCTGCGGGGCACGGGGGTTCTGGCCCACCAGTTGCGCAATGATCGGGTCCTGCATCGCGGCCATGTGCACCTGAATGTGTGACTGGTGGTCTTGGTACGCGAACGCCTTGAGCGGCTCGCCCTTGAGGGCGGCCATGTTCTCGGTGACCGGGTCCTTGGGCTTCTCGTCCTCGGGCAGCGGCACCAGCTTGTCGGCGTCCTTGATACCCAACACCTCCAGCATGCCGCGGTGCAGCTTGGGTAGGTCGTAGATGTCCGGAGCGGTCTGGGACAACTGGATCACCGCTTGGTACTGCACAACGCGTTGCGACAAGGTCGTCGCGTTCGGGTCGCTGACCGGGATCACGTCCACGTCGTCATAGTCCGACTTCTTGGCCCGCGCGGTCCCCTTGTCGGGCTCGTACTCGTAGTCCTCGTCCGTGTAGTCGCGGATGATGTCGCGGATCAGCTGCAACTCTTCCTTGAGCGCGTAGTGGACCCGGGCCTGCACCGCCGTCAACACCTTGAGTTGGCGCTCCAGCAGCGCCAGCGTGGTGCCCACGGGCGCCTGCGCGGACATGTCGGCCACCTTCATGTCGGCCGTGGCGGCGAACCGCCGGCCTTCCTCGACCACCGTGTTGAGCAAGTTGTAGAGGGTGGCGCTGGGCTCCTTGTACGGCAGCGGCAGGATGTTGTCCTTGAGCGTGCCGGAGCCGACGTCTGCGTCGCGGAACTCGCCCGGAGCGATCGGGGTGTCGTCGCCCTTGATCCGCAACCCGCGGGTTTTCAGACCCCCGGGCAGGTTCGACAGTGTGCCGGCGTCGATCAGCTGACGCATCAGGCTGGTCGCGCTGTTGGCAAACCCGCCGATCAGGTGGAAGAGGCCGAAGCCGTAGGCGCCGAAGCCGGGAATGTACTGGTAGTGCACAAAGTGCTCGCGCTTGAGGCGCAGCGGGTCGTCTTCTTTCCAGTTGCGGCGGATGGCCAGCACCGTGTTCTGGCCGCGGATCATGGTCAGCACGTACGGCAGCATGATGCCCGTGGGCTCGCCGTCATCGTCCTTGTCCGACAGCGGGTCGCCCTTGATGAACAGGTCGACGTGGCATTCGAGCAGCGTGAACCGGTCGTCGTTGAGGTCGGCGAACCCGGTCTCTTTGTCCTTGGCCTTGTTGATCTCGTCGATGTGCTTGTCGGGCGAGCCGATGTCCACGTCCCGATAGAAGCCGGCGGCCTGCAACTTCTTGATCTCGTTCTCGGTCTTGCGCATCACGTGCGTCAACCGGTAGCACGTCTGGATGTTCGACGTGCCGTAAGGCAGGATGATGTCCTCGGCCGGGATGAAGATGCTGACCTGCCGGCCCATGTTCGGGTCGAAGTACACCTTCTTGAACGCCGAGCCCGTGGCCGGGAGGGACCACAGCATGCGCTCGTGCTCTGCCCGGAACTCCACCATCTCGTCGGTGAGCTGGTAGTTCATGTCGGCCTCGACGCGGCGTGCCGCATCTTGCTTGTCCGGCGTCTGTTTGCCCCGAATCTTGGTGCGCACGGGCCCGCTGGCCGGGAACGTCTCGGTGATGGTCTCGGACTGGAACCGCACCACCGCCTCGGTGATCATCGGGTGGAACACGCCAGAGGCGCCGTCCCACGGCTCGGTGCGCTCCTCGATCTGGAGGCCCAGCAGCTTGAGCCCGTTGGTGTACGCCTTCTCCCAGTCTCTGCGCGAGTTGCGGTCGTTGTCGACGTCGGCCACCAGCTCACTGGCCAGCGCGGTCATCTCGCCTTCGTCTAGGTACTCGGCAAGGTTGGCGTCGAAGTCGTCGATCGACGGCTCACCCTTCTCGATGTCGATCTCCAGCGGACCGGCCTCGATGTGCACGGCTTCTGGGTCAACGATCTCGATCTCAACCGGTTCTTGGTTTTCGGCAAGCGCGTCGAGGCCGGCGGGTTGCTGGAAGAGCGCTTTGTCGATGTTGGTGGCCATGTTGGTCCTCAGTAGTAGGCTGCGCGCCTGCGATGGAAGTTGCGGTCCTCGGGCTCGTCTGTGTCCAGACTGACAAACCCGCCCTGCCGGTACCGCAGCAGCGCCTGCGTGGTGGTGTCCACGTAGTCATCGTGCTCGCCAACAGGGAACGTCGCCACTTCCTCAATGACTTCACGCGCCCAGCGCGTGTCCGGAGCCCAAACTTTACCCGAGGAGAACAGGTCCGCCACGGCGTTTAGGCGCACCATTTTGTCATTTCCCCGGCTGGGTGTAAATTCAGAGACGGGTATGCCCAGCAGCCGCAGCTCTTGGATCAGCGGTGCCCCGGCGGCCTTCTTCTCGACGATGAACGCGTCGGGCTTCCACGCTTTGTAGTGCTTGAGCGCCGTGCTCTTGAGGTCCGGGAACGTCATACGCTCCTTGAACGCGTCGAGCAGGATGATCTGCGGGCTGTTGCCCTCCTCCTCGTTGTACCAGATGCCCCACGTGGTGCAGGCCGAGTAGTCCGAGTTGGTCTTGGTCTCGAAGGCCGTGTCCCACGACTGGATCACGTATTCGCACTGCGGCGGCTCCTCGTGTGGCCACGTGCGCCAATGCTTTCGGCTGACGATCGCCGAGTTCTCCGACGTGGGCTGCTGCATGTACTGGGCGTTCCAATACCGCGGGTCCAGCGACGCCTTGGTTGCCTTGAGCGACTCCAGCGGCCACTGCTCCGGCCACAGGCTTTTCTCGTGCTCAGTGCCTTCGTTCAAGATCGCCGGCAGCTCGACCACTTCCCATGGGATCGCGTCGGGGTTCTTGGTCTGGTAGTCGATCAGCCGCCCAGTCAGGTCGAGCAACGACCAACGGGTCATGATGATGATGATCGCACCCCCGGGCATCAGACGCTGCAACGGGCCCGTCTGGAACCACGACCACGCGGTGTCGAAAGCCAACCGGCTGTTGGTCTTCACATCCTGTTCCGAGTGCGGGTCGTCGATCACGAACAAGTCTGCACCGCGGCCGGCAAGCGCGCCGCCCACACCCGCCGCATAGTACTGGCCGCCGGCACCGGTCGACCACTTGCCGGCCGCCTTCTGGTCGTCTGCCACAAACGTGCTGGGGAAAATCTGCCGGTACTCGTCGGTGTCGATCAGGTTGCGGATGCGTCGGCCGAAGTCTTCTGACAGGCCCGCGGTGTGGGTGCCCATGATGATCTTCTTCTGGGGGTACTTGCCCAAGAAGTACGCCGGGAACAGGTACGAGCTGAACTCGGACTTGCCCATACGTGGCGCGATGTTGATGATCACGCGCTTCTTGCGCCCCTCGATCACGTCGGTGAAGATTTTGGCCAGCCGCTTGTGGTGGGGGCCGATCTTGAATCCCGGGTAGACGGCGCTGGCGAACCCCAGCATGTTGTCTTGGGCCGCGGCCAGACGGGCGCGCATCTCGCGCAGCTCCAAGTCCTTGAGCAGCTCAGCCTTCTCGGCCGGCGACAGTGATGGCAGCGCCCGTTGCAGCGCCTCCAGCTCCAGTTTGGTGAGCGTGGTGAACTGGCTCACTCAGTGACCCTTCGTGAAAACTCGGCCAGCAGCTCTTGCGATAGGGCTTGGATGGCGTACGCCTCCTGCTCGCGCCCGGGCACGTGCTCACCATAGTGAATGCACCACTCCTGCCACACGTGAACCGCCTCATGCACCAGCAGCCCTGCAACCTCGACGGGGTCGCGCCCCTTCCAACCGCTCAAACAGATGATGGCGGCCAGCCCTTTGCGGTTGCACGTGTGGTGTGCGGTGGCGTCGGCCTGCGGTGTGCTGATCCAAGGCCCGTACTGCGTGATCCCGAGGTGCTTCATCGCCGCGACGTACTCTTCCTCGCGCAGACACAGGCACATGTATGGGCCCGGAGCCGAGATGCGGCGATCGAGCCATTTGACGGTCGGCTTGCTTTTAGTCATCCACGTCACCTCGGCCGAGCGCGTCCGTCTTCTCGGCGCTCTTGAAGACCTCGACCACGTCGACGACACCCATGAACTTGTTGAGCTTTTCCTTGATCCGTTGATCCAGCTCGGCGTCGGACAGCTCGTCCTTCTTGATCTCGATCTTCTCGGTGAAGAGGCCGACCTCCGTCACCTTGCCGAGCAGCGCGAGTGCCTTGAGGCGGACGTTCGGGTTGGGGTTCTTGGTCTCCTCGACCAGCTGCGCCACTGTGTAGCCGCGCAGCTCCTTGGCCATCTCGATGAACTCCCAGTCGTACGCTGAGAGCATGCCGGTCAGATGGCGCACCGCCTCCGGCGTCTTGAGCTGAACCAGCGCGGCCTTCTGGTCGAGCGTCTCGGTCTTGGTCGTCAGCACGCTGAACGCTTTGCGTGCGTCGGCCTTCTCCAAGTCAGCAATCACTTCCTTGTCCGGCGGCACGCCCAGATCGTCCAGCCACCCGGTGGTTGCCACCTTGGCGGCCAGCACTTCCCCCGGCTGCGCGTCGTCGAGCAGCGTCATGGGTCCGGGCGGTGATGGCTCCGGTGAGAAGTGCACCAAATGATCAAACATGCGCGAAGGCCTTGTAACCTCGATGGGCGGAATGTACACTAAGTCTCGGCAGCCCCGCAACTGGCTGCCGGTGTTTCATGAGGTCTCCAAAGTGGGATTGCCCCGGCGCTGCAAAGCCCCGGGGCTTTTTTACGTCTAACGTTTGACATAGTATTTTTGGAATTTTTAATAATTTTTTCGTACCACCCCTCACTTTTTGCGGCACGTTTTTTCGCCGTTTTTGTATAAGGTTTTACAAAGTACTCCAAGCGGCCGCACAACAGTGTTCATACAGAATCGCCACGCCGCCGCTCCAAACGGTCCCCCACCCCACGGTGGGGTTCATCCCCAGCTTATCCACAGGCTGTCAAGGGTATTCCAAAACACGTTGTGGTATAATTAAGGTGTCGATTGGGGATTGGCTCTGATCGACGTTAACCAACTGGAGAAAACACCATGGCTCTTTTGAACATCAACCAATTCGCCTTCAACGTTGCCGCTGCTACCCGTAAGAAACGAGACGCGGCTGATCCATTCCACGTGGCATACACCGATGCCACGCCGGCGCAGCGCAAGCAACTGCGCGAGGAATGGATGATCGGCCACTTGCGTGGGCAAGGCTTCGAGCAGCACGCAGAGAGAATTCTCTCTAAGGGTAAGGGTAAGGGTGCAGGTGCCAAGCCTGAACACGTTAAGGCGATTGATCGCGCGTCGTCGGACTTTCGATACATGGTCGTTCGTCCTGAGCCGGCCAAGAAGCGCGACGACAACACCGACCCCGTGGCCAAGCTGTTGGCCGCTTACGCCAAGCTCACACCGGCTGAGCAGCGCAAGTTCCTGCGCTCGATCTGATCTTTCGGTTTCTTATAACTGGAAGTTATATAGCAGCGGCTCAGGCGTGGGGTCTGGCCGCTGTTCCATTTCCTGTCAACCGGGCCATGCGCCAAAGCGCTCAACCAAACGAGCCCGCGCAACCCAGAGAGATTTCTCTCTCACTTCT